ACGATGGTCATTCATCCTCCTTTAGGTATTCGGTGAGTGCGTCTTTGATCTCATTCAGGTTGCGAAGCTGATGTTCACACAGACGTGCCTTGTTTGTGTTCTTAAAGTCAACAGCAAAGAAGTTACGAGCAAGGCGAATCATGTCATATACACTTGCACCGTAGATCTCAATCTGCTCATCGTCAGTAGTGTAGAAGTTGAACGAATCATCACCAGAGCAATAGCTAACATGAGCAATGTCAGCGTGAATGCTGTAGTTAGTGGAGAGTTTCATGATCAGTTGTTAGTGTCGTCGAAGGTGAAGTAAGTGTCAATCTGTAGCCAAATCTCATCACTGGCTTTATCAATAATCTCAGTAAGTTTCTGATACGACACATCATCTACTGAGTAGAGAGTGCGTAGTAAACCTTCAGAGATACAGTTAGCTAGGATTGATTGAGTATTAGGCTTCATCAATTGAACTCAGGATAAGTACGAAACAATGCCTCTTTGGCATCAGCAACTGTAGCATAATCTTTGTAGACTAATTGATCTTTGTGGACAAAGAAACAATACTTATCGTAATCATTAGTTACATAAGCAATGCGTTCTCCGTCTTTGTAGATGCGTTCATAGTAACCATCAAGGTCAAGATGTACACGTTCAGAAGTAATCATGGGTGAATAAGTAACAACAATTGGCTATGAGTGTGAACGTTAGTGATCACATAGTGTGAACGTTAGTTATACACTAGCTGCGTCATTGATGGGATAAACATCAAACACACGCTCAGGGTACATTGCCTTGCAATCACCCATCACCCATGCCTCATCATATGAGTTAGCATGTACATACTCAGTGGCACAAACAGGTGTGTTGTATCCACGGTTATAGTTAACTTGGTAAAGCATAATCAATCAGGCAGCAAGTGCCTCAGCCTCCATCTCATTAACAGTGTGTTGGGCATAACACCATGCCTCAACAACAGCCCATACCATATCATTCTTCAGTGAAGAAATGGTAGAGCCAGAGTCTACGAAATTAACCATAGACATCTCGCAATCGTTGAGGTAATCATAGATCTCATCCTCATACTCATCGAAGAACTTCTCATTCTCAGAGTAGTAGATAAACCCAGAGACACCACCAGAGCAGCCATACATAGCTACGTCTTTGATCTCATCTGCATCAGTGAAGCGTGCAGTCAATGCATCATGCATCGTCATGTTTGTGTAAAGCAAGGGACATGTGTAGCAGGTAAGCTACAGAAACCCATCGTAGGTGATGGGAGAGTGTAACTAACGAGTGCTAATCAAGCGTAGTTCAGTGAGCACTCAAAGGTACGCTTAGCGTTGACCAGGTTCTCATTAACCCAGAAACCTAGGCTCATATTCTTGTTAGCAAGCAGGTTGAGAATAGCACGACGGCTTACGTTAAGGTAAGCGTAGCTATACCCATTCTTGAATACGACACAAGCAGTGCCACGGGTAGGATCAACAAGCAGACAATCGATAGCACCGGAAGTGCGGTTGGTAACGTTGAAGCTGAACATAATTAAAAGACAAGTGGATTGGTGAGTCTCTGAGTATCGCTTCCACCTCAGTATCAGACTCATGATGGCCTAAGCGTAGTATACCTCATCAGGGCATAGCAGAGGCTTAGGCTCTATCCGGGCGGCCATGATCTAATTTATGTCTGCGCCTGTGGCTCGGCGCTGGTGACGGCTAGTCGCCATCTGTGGTGTGCTCACCCTTCTCGGCGTGGCACGGCTGGCACCTAAGGAGTGTACCCTAACCCACCAGCTGGAGTCCCGGCAACGCTAGTTGGCACTAGCTCGGCAGCTTGGTGGCGGCAGTGACCCGTGGTCCTACTCAGCCTTGGCTATTCGGTTGTCTAGGTTCGATGCTCTCACCATAGCATGGCTGGAGCGGTTTGTCAAGGAGTGGTGGTCGGCTTGTCAGGTGGCACAGTGCCAAGGGCTGCTTGCCGTATTCAGTTGGCTTGGTCTCTCATCTCTTCTGGTTGAAGTTTCGAGACTCTCCTCACCCTTAACAGGGAGAGTCGAGTAACTCAACATTCAAAGAAGAGTATGGGTTCACGATAGCAGCTCAGAGCAGTGGACAGTGACGGTAAGTGGCACATAGTACAGCTTGATCCCTGTTGTTGCAGCGGTTATCAGGGTTGCTTATGGTACAGTGTATTGCTGAGATCCATTGGTATGACTGGGTTCTCAATAACATTCTCAATAAGGTTCTACAGATGTGTTGGATTGGTATGTTTGTTGTGTACAACTTGTACAGTTTGTTTGTACTACTGCCTCCCTCGTGTGTGCCTGCCTGCACGCCTATGTCCTGCGTACCTGTGTGTGATGCAGATGCGCTGGACACGGACATACACGCGCGTGGGTGCGTACATGCGGGGGTGGGTAGGTGTGTGCGTGTGCATCCGGGGGTACCCCTATGGGGGGTTGCGTCGCTGCTCCAGCGTAGTATAAGGCTTGAGAAATTTCTGTTAAAAAGTAAAGCCCCTCTAGAATGACCTAGAAGAGCTTTGAACTGATTAACATGTGCAACGACACCAATCAACACCTAAAGACCCCATACAGAGCCTTCTAGCCACCTCTCATGAAGCGTTTAGCCTTATTTAATCGCTTCATTCTTTATCCCACATAGCATTACACACGCTTGGCAACTCTTTATACAAAATATCTTGTACCTGTGCTGCTATCTGTGCGTGTTCTTTTTGAGTACCATGACCAGTCCTCAAATTACAATAATGAATCCAAGACCGAATAGACCCATTCATATACAGTCGAGTAGGTGTAGCTAGCGGTAGTACATCTCTAGCACACTCCTTAGCTACCCCAGCTTCCAACAGCTCATTGTAAACACGTTCTGAGTGATTAAATAGCTCGCTGATCATCTCATCCATAGCATCTTTAGTCTTGGATGGAAGATCATTAATGCTGTTCTGTCTATTTGCATGATCTTGTCGCCGTAGTTCGGGCATAACGCTAACTGCTGCAACTTTTGCATACCGTTGACTAAACTCTTGAAAGCTAAAACTCCTATGCCTAAGGATCTGAGCAGCAATACTCCTAGTAGTGTTAATCTCTACACACATATTAACCATTTCAAAGGGTGACCAATGCTGATGCTCGATTAGATACCTAATGAGTTTTGGTGCAGAGGATGTGTTGTTTTGATTAGCTGGGTTACTTACCCTAGCCATGTAGGTAATAAGTTCTTCAGCGTTAGGAGTAATGTGAACGAGTGTAGCGGTATGGGTCATTGGTGGTGGTGGTAGTTGGTTTATTAATAAATGGTTATTATTGAGTATGTTAATACTGATGCATACAGTAGTATTAGTAGTGACAAGATTGACAAGATTCGCTTCGCTCATGCTTCGCTACCTTTCAATCAGTACTCACAAGATTCAGTCAGTAGAGTAGATGAATGAACTAAGAGGGAGATCTTTGTCTTTTGTTCCCTCACTGTTCATTAAAGAAAGAGAGGAATAGAACAAGACAACTTGTTTGTCTTGGATTATTCCTCCCGCAGGAGTTGGGTCCACCCTTCCCTTCCCCTGTATACGGGGCGGATTGCCCTTAAACCCAGGTGGGGACTGAACTTTTACCAGCTAGTTGTCTTGCTTGTCTACGTTGATCTAAACTAAAGCCAAATGCCATGTGAGAAGCAGCTGCTTGAGGGTCATCTAACCAAGCTTCTTGCATATCATTCCAGTCTTCTTGTTTACGTAGTTTGACTGTCTCATAAGCTGAGATAGCTAGGGCATCTGTAAAGTATTTAACACCTTGAGCTAGACTATCGAGTCTATCATCGTGTCTTACTGCACCCTTTTCACGGCACATTCTACTCATCTGATAGAAGAGCATGTAGAGTAATCGTGTTTCAGGTGCTGCGTCTTTATTAGAGTTAAAGTCCCATTCAACAACTGCTCTATTGACAATTAGTTTATGTTGATTTAGAATAGGTTCAAGGGTATCAATAATTCGGTCTTCTTTACGTACATTAGCACGTACTTCTTCGATGTCAATAGCTTGTTTAGTCTGTTGGAGGTGTTTCTTAAAGAGTTCACCGACAATACCATCACCAAAGTTTGTCTCAATAAGGAGTTTAGTAACACCGTACTTCTTACAACCCCTAAGGATGTCTAACAAGGTAGCGTCGCTATAACCATCTTGATATGCACGCATCTCATGTAGATAGATAAAACCATTACGTTGAGAAAGGAAGGTAGCTGCTGTTTCATCAGTACCTCTACCTGATGGGTCTACTGAGCAGATAGTTTCAGTGTATGGTAACCAATCACCTTGCATAATCTGTGGTGAGTAGAAGTAATCACCAGGTAGACCAACAGTTGGTAGGTCTTTAATGACATTACTGGGATCTGAACACCACACAACAGCATCTGGACATTCTTTAGGGTTAACTGAAGTAATGATCAGGTCTTGCATCTTAAGTGGGAACTTCTCAGCATCACTAAGACTGGTGTCCAGCATAAATTGTAGCATGAAGTTGCTACGACCCATGGATGCTTCACGTTCTACCAAGTCTTCGTTAGAGAAACGATCAGGGTCTGTTACACTCCAAGCTTCAATACCACTTTCGATGTCGTCTTGTACTTGAGGTGCAAGGAGTCCTTCGTAGTTAGATAGTTTACGTGGGTAACGTGCTGGCCAAACGAATGGTTTGTAGTTACGTTCTGCTAACTTACGGTAAATGGTAAAGGTAGTTTGGGGTGTACCTAGGAACATGATACGACTATCTTTCTTTGGTGTTAAGATAGACTCAGCTTCTGTACACAACTGAAGAAGCTTCTCCCGCATCATTTCGGTCATCGAGTTACCAGGCACTTCGATGTCATCAAGAATCATCAGGTCTGCACGAGAACCAGTTAGCTGACCCGTAATACCGACTGACTTGACTGATGGTGCTTGGTGAGGGCTACAGGCAACATCAAAGCTAATACGAGACCACCGGGCATCATCCGACTTCGGTCTTAGATGGCTTAGCCAAGGTGTCTCAATAATTAGCTTCTGAAGGAAGATCGACATGTTGTCTGCCCGCTCTTTAGAAGCGGAGATGATCATGATCTTCTTTTCTGGGTTATTAAATAGAGTCCAAAGCACAAACGCTCCAGTAATCCAGCTCTTACCGACTCCTCGGAATGCTTGAATCTGTAGACGTTTGGGACCGTGCTGTAAGTAGTCAGCAATGGCGTATTGAGCACGGGTAGGTGATGGTAGGTCTAGTTGTGACCATAACGCTTGAAGGAAGATCTTAAAGTCACCTTTAAGGGCATCTAAAACATTCATATGGTAGAATATACCTAAGTGGGTAAAGAGGCGCCTTGTAGAGTCTTCTAGACGCCTCTGGTGAGGGATTAGTTAAAGTATGGAATCTTACCAAGTCTAACTTGACCACCAATAAACTTTAATTCATTAGTAATTGAGTACCCAACTGGATTAAGAATACGTTCAATTTCTTGTGCCTTTTTGATTGCAGCAGGAGCTGCTTTTACAGCACCTTCTACCGCACCAGATTGTACAGCAGCTGCACCAAGACCACTAACAGCAGATACAGCTCCAAGTGCTGGTGAGGCTGGAGTAGGCACCATAGCAGCAAGACCAGTAGCTCCAGATAGTGCTTGAAGACCACTACCAAACTGTTGCATTGGTGTCTGACCTTCTTGTGTATACCCTTGTACACCAGCTTGTACATCACCTACATCAAAGATAGAGCCAATGACAGGTAATGCACCAAGTGTTGCACCAAGTTTAACACCACCACCAGAGAAATCAAACCTTTTTAGCGGTTCAACCAACTTAGAAATTGGCTGTTCTAGTAGGTTATCAACTTTTTTAAAGCTATCTTCAATGCTAGAACCAATTGGAATGTCAATACCAGGTTGAACGCTTGTTGGCTGGAATTTATTGTGGATAGATGCTGGGATAACACGAACATCACCAGACACATCATCAATATCAACAATAACTTTATCACCGAACTGGCTGGCAGCTTTAGCTTCAATCGTATCTTTCCAAACTTTAAATTCTGGATCTGAGATACTCATGTATTCATTAGAACCACCAGATGCTAAACGTACATCATGCTCTGCAATTGCTGGTTTACCACCAGATACAAACTGAGCTTCGGTGCTTTCACTTTGAGCTTTAGCTTGTTTTTTAAGTTCAGTTAAGTATTGAGCTTCGCCTTCAGTTTTAACCTTTTCAGCAGCACTACGTTTGGATTGGTAGTTTCTATAGCTTTTAATATTAGCTAAACTTAAACGCCCACCTTCTTTAGGTCTAACTTTATAGGTTTCACCTTCAGAGTTTTTAAAAAACCCAACCTTTTCAGTAAAACCACTTAAAGAGTTGTTTTTCTTTTTATAGTCGGCAGCAGCCTTTAAATACTCTTCTTGCGTACCTTCAAAGTATTTCATTGTATATGTTGTAAAATAAGATGTTCTCTAGGTGTTATCCCAAAGGTCTTACGCATCCACGTAAGCCAGTTGCTGCTACCTTTAGCCTGATTACACTCCCAACATGAGGGTACAAGATTTGATGTAAGGTCTTGCCCTCCAAGACAACGAGGGCGAACGTGATCAAGAGTAAGTTCATGTAATTCATAGTGATTTCCACAGTAGACACATTGACAGTTGAAGTGTTCTTTAATGGCACGCCTCCAAAGGCGTTTTGCTTCGGGACTTGTCATCGTTATTAGGTTGTGGAGGTAGTGATCAGGGGACGGCAGCAGGGGAGTCATTTCCTAGACCGATTTCTTGCTCGATTAGTAGAGGCTTTTTCAAGTACTGTTGAACCATCTTTCTTGTGCGATACATCCATGTCATCACCATTACCATAGGTGCCACGTTTGTGATTCTCACGATTAAGTTCAACACGTTTCTCAATTTGCAGGGATTGTCTGTTGTAACGAGCTTGTTGCTTCAGTCGTTTTTGACGAGCCTTGGGATTCTTTTTGTAGTAGTCAGACGTACGACTTGCCATAAAGCCTCTTCTGTACAAGTTCTGGATCTACCTTAGGGAGTACAGTAGCCAGTTTATCAAGGGGGTTACCATCAAAAGCAACCCCGCTAATATCGTTTTTAGCAAGCCAGTCACATGCTGCTTTAAGATCAGCAGTACTGGCTTCACCAGATTTAATTCGGTTGAGGAGTTCTTGAGTTACCATGTTATGTAACTCGTTAAACATATCCTCAGATGCTTTCTTGTTAGCCATTTTTCAGTACAATCTGGTCTAATTTGTTCTCGATCCTTATCATATGGTCCTCCATCTTTTGCAAGGCATTAGCTAGCTCCTGACGAGGTACGTATTTCTCAGCAAGACGTAGTTCAATACCATCAATACGTTTGTCTATTTGATCCATACGTGAGTTAGAACGTGAACTGATAGCCATAACACCACCGCTAACACCAATAACAAGGGAGATAACTCCTGTAACAGCAGCTTCAATCATCACATGTACCCGATGTAGACCTGTACACCATCTGCAGATACAACAGTTGCATCCATTAATGAGCTACCATCTGTGATAGAGTAAGCAATACCATTAACAAAGGTGATGCCGCTGGTAAAGTTGATCTCTTTAGAATCGTTTGATTGAACGTGAATGACAATCATCGGTACATCTGTACCAACAATTGGTGCTGTAGCTTTATCATACAGTCGAAATGCAATTGCAGAACCACTACCTCCACCACTATGGGTGTTGTGGATAATCATATTAAAAATAGCACCAGAACTACCCTTTACAGAAGTAGCATTGGTGCTGTTAGTTGAGCTTTTAAAGTGAACCTTTGTTGCTACAGGTAGCTGACGTTCATACCTGCCAGGTGTGATATTGTAAGTAGTGCTAGACATTCTCCCTCATTAGTTTGATTAATTTATCAGCATACTGAGGATCGGTGGCGTAACCTTCAGCAACAAGAAGTCGTGCACACTCTTCGGGAGAAGTTGCACGATTGACGCCTTTATAGCGTTGATAGTCCCGGTACCACCTATCAACTAGGTAGGTAACACAGGTTTGTAGGTCTGGGAAGTCAATAAAACCAGCTTGAATAGTAATCCATTGACCATTGATGAATTCTTTGGTTTCACGGTCAGAACCTTCTCCTTTAAGTCCAAAATAGTTGTTCTTACCAGAGGTGTGCTTACCGTAACCGCTTTCTAATGCCCACTGTGCAGCTACTACTTGTGGGAACTTAGCACCAGCCGTCTTAGCGGCAGTAATCACTCCCTCCCAAGTGTTAGTAACGGGAGCCGTTGGTTGCGGAGTATTACTTGGGCGGAAGGTCATAAACCAACCAGTACCTTTACCTTCTACTTCCCAACGCTTTAGCCAATTATGCCAAGAATAACGGACACTACTACCGCCACTGCCAATAGTGACATAGCCTCCGTTAACGTTATCCATTTCACCATATGGGTCATGGAAGACACCACGTTCCCCATCATCACCAATTAATAGCATCCAATGGCCACCACCAACAGGGTTAGAGACGTGACCTTTGTGGAGGATGCCAACAGCAACAGGAAAGCCAGCCTTCAGCTCATTGAGTAAAGCTTGTCTTGTCCCTTTCTGGTAAAAAGAAGCAAAGACACCATACTGCTGACAGGCTTTTATTTGACTAGTGGAGAGTGTAGTATCACCGTATTTAAGTACTGTTCTCAAGTAATCATCATCTGCATTACTACCTTTTAATGCATCAGGACGGAGATACTTGATGGCCATAGCACATGTTGAGCTAAAGCACATCCGATCTCCGTGACCTGTTGCACTATCTGTCTGAGGGTAGTACTGCTTAACTGGCAGCAGTACCATTACTATTTCCCTCTAAAGGTACGACGAATACGACGAACAGTGTCATCCTCAGTACGTGTCTTACTAAAGTAAGCAGCTGCCATAGAGATAGCTTGAGTAACACTATTAGCTTTACGCTTTTTAGTTACACCAAGGTACTCAGAGGTAATGAAAAGGATGAAGAAAGCAAGTGTCTCATACGACACTTTAATACCAAGAATAGTGATCATGGTTAGTTAAGAATAAGGGTGTCATCACTGGAGCCACCAAAGAGTGTATCTCCAGTAATTACTGTTGCACTAGTGACGTTATCAACAACAGGAATAGCGCCGTCAATCGAAGCACCACTTTCCCAGTTATTGAAGCCAGCACTGGTGACATACTCAGCAAGCTGCTCAGTGGTCTCTGTAAGGCTCAGGAAGCCCTCCTTATCGTTGCTCATGGCACGTATTAAGGAACGCCTCTCAAGCACGCTCTGAGGGGCAGCTAGGCCTGTCTCAGAAGCACGGGTGATATACCAGTCGGTCTGAGCGAGTAGGGAGCCAGCAGTCTGTTTAACTTGAGCAGTCCACGTTTTGACAAGCTCAGTGTGGTCCTTAGGGATTCCTGTATCCCAATAGAAGCGTTGATCAACAGGAATAGGATCAGGAGTCTCGGTAATTCCAATCGCTTCCCGCTCCTCTACCGTAGCTAACCGTAGCCAATTAGAAGGGTACTGAGTTCCATCTTCAGTTGTAAATGCCGCATCTAATGAGATGGGCTTTCCATTTAGTAAAAACATAGTTAGTATTAGCGGGCGCGGGCGTATTGGAAGGGCGACTCCGCAAAACACGCGTAAATGTATTGCACGCCATTTTGATTGGCGCCGTTATTGCTAGATCTCAATTTAAACCCATTGGACAAAATGTCGTATCTTTCGCCTGCGCCCACACCAACAGTGGAGTACTCGGCTAGCGAATCGTTGGGTTGCAGTTCCAACACGGATGCGTTGTAAGGATTTCTCGCTGTGTCGTGAAGAAGCCATGAAGTGCTGCTGGCATTCGGTTTAACTAAAATCCACCTCGGCCTAAATCCGGTCCATACAAACGGCGCCGAGTCTCCGCTTTGGCCGTTGCCGGTGTAGCTGCCGAAACTAGAGTACCCGGCTACTGGGGCGAAGCAGTAGGCGACAAAGTTGTCACCATTAGCGTTAAACCAGTTATAGGCAGCATTTACCAAGTCAATAGTCGAAGAGTTTGCGGACTGGGCAGCGGAATTTAAGGCATCAGTGGCATTGAGGAATCCGTAGAGCCAAGATCCAGTTGCCTTAGTAAGCGCGAACCAGTTGGCACTAGCACTGCGGTTCTTGATCAAGATAAGGCGCGGCTCAACTCCCAATCCGTGCCCCACAGTGAAGTTAGAGCTACTACCTGTATAAGTAACCACCGAGAACCCCGCACTCGCATTAGCCCGCACCTGACTAGAGATGGAGCCTTGTGTGTTCGTGACGGTGGAGCTGCCGGCGTCCCAGCACCAGGCGACGTGTGATCCGCCGTTTTCGTTGACCCCGACGTTGGGATTGACGTTGACGCTAAACCCATCGGAGTTCAGCGCGGAGATCAGATAGTTGGGACCATCTTCTGCGTTTGTGCTGTTAGACGCAAGGTTCTTACCCGCGCCACGAACGCTATCGACCAGCGTGTGCCAATAGCCAGAACTGCTGCTGCGATTCTTTGCCCACACCAAGTCAGGACTAAACCCCAACCCCGAGATAGTCTGCGTGCTGCCATTGCCCGTGTAGAGCTTCACATCGAACAGGTCACTAGGCTTCGTGACTAATGGCGCCGGAAGGTTAGCCGTACAGAGCGCCTTGAAGCCCGAGGGTGCTTGGTACGCCCAACTTCTTTGGCCGAAGTTCCAGATCTGCGTCCCAGACGCTGAGTTAAACTCGTTGCCAGCAAAATAGTACGATCCAGAAGTAATAGAACTATACGCCTGCCCTTGGGATACACCGTTCTTGTAGAACGTTATAGTCCCAGCGTCCGCGTCATAAGCTATGCCGATTATGTCGCCAGCGCCGTAGGTGGCGCCGTAGCTACTGCTTGTCCCGTTGTTATACTTATTTCCATTTACACCATAATACGCATACATAGTTGCCTGGCCGCCCAGGTAAGAAGTTGTTCCAAATGTGCACCCAGTTCCAGCGATTCCCACAAGTGGATAGCCAGACGTGGCCGAGATAAGCGCTTCTGCGTACCACTTGCCGGACGGTGGGGCCGCTACGGTTGATGCAAAAGTTCCGTAGTTGCTTGAACTTGTGACAACTTGAAGATTGCCGTTTGAAAATGTATGCCCGGAAATATTGATTAGCGGATTCAACGTGCAGTAATTCCCCCTCACCTCCCCACCGAGTCCGGTATCAACCTCGCTGCCATTAGTGGGAACGTCTACGAGGCTGTCGTTGCCTGCGCCAGCAGTGACGGATAGGTTGTTGACAGTCCACGTATTCCCCGCCCCAGAAGAGTCCGTCCCTAATGCGGCGGCGGTGCTGTTGTCGGAGAAGTCAAGGTGGAATCCGTTGGTGCCATAGCTACCGCTATACGCCTTAGGCATCCACACGCCGGTGGTGGCGGAGAACTCACCGAAGCTGGTGGGGTCTAGCGCTTGGCCGTCGATGAAGTGGATGTCGGCGAGGTAGCCGTTGAGATAAGCAGCGTTGTAAGTTCCGGCCCTGCCAATACCATGAGCCGCTGTCGTGTTGAGAAGCGTATCTATATTCTGCGTTGGGTACGTGGCGGTTGATAAAGCAGTAATTTCTGCGCCATTCATATAAATGCGAACACGATTGGCTGCGGTTGCCTGCGTTGTGTCGCATGAAACAATCACGTGGAACCATGCAGAGGCATCTCTAAATACTTGTGTCGTTTGCAGCCTCCAGGTTATTGATGACGCTCCGTATTCTTCGACCCTTAAAGTATTGTCGGATGCCAGCAAGAAATAAGTGCCGTTGGCAAAACTGCTATCTGCGGTTCCGCATATAAGTTGATCCGTACCCAACCCACTCCGCTTCACCCACCCCGCCCAGGTCCACGTCTTGCGGTTGCCGGCTGATGCGGGGGTGCGGCTCAGGTACGCCGAGTCGGGTGCGTTGAAGCGAACGCTCCTAGAGATACCTTCTGCAGCAGGTGCAGCAACGGTACGAAGCAGGAGCGGGTTGGCGGAACCGGGGACCAGCATCAGCTCAGGTTGGTGATCAGGGTGGCGGTGATACGGGTGCTGCTTTGCACGGCATAAACCAAGCAGTCAACAGCAGCAGCGGTAGTAGTCAATGTCGGTGCGGTGCCGCCGGTGAAGTCCCAGTAACTGCCATAAGCCAGTGTCCGGGAGCCGGTGCCGTCTTGCGTGATCCAGATGCAGCCCGACTGACCTGCTGTCAGGTTGCTGGGGTTGGCGAGTGTTCTTGACCCACCGAGCGTGACCGAAAAATTGTTCGCCAGTGCGAAATCTGCTGTGATCGTCGAGCCGTCGGTCAACGCCGAGATCGTGCCGCGTTGTGCAGCGGTGAACGTCTGCGCTGTGGCCAGTGCCGCAAAGCTCGCCCACGACAGCACGCCGCTGCCGTTGGTGCTCAGTGCCTGTGAGCTGCTGCCGTCTGTAGCAGGCAGGGTCCAGGTGACGTTACTGCTAACCGTGGCGGGCGCCTGCAGCGCAACCCAGTTGCTGCTATCGGAATCCGCAAACCGAAGGTCAGACTGAGCGTTGAGCGTAATGTCACCCGTGAAAGTCGCGCCAGACAAGGCGGCCAGACCAAGGTTGGCAACGGTCACATCACCGATCGTGATCCATGCGCTGTTAGCGCCGTTGCGCAGCTTCAGCAGTGGATTCGGGCTGGCGCCTGTATCAATCCAGAGCTGGTAGGCGTAGGTGGTGGTCGGTGCCGAGGAACCGGAGTTTTGACTGACAACCGCCGCAAGGATCGTGTTCAGCTCAGCGCGGAA